TGTTGTTCTGGCCTGCCAGCGGCATATTGATGATCTTGGAAAACAGAAGGACAAAGACTTTCCATTTCGATTTGATGAGGAAAAGGCCAATAAGCGGTGTGTCTTCAGTGAAAAATTACATCACGTCAAAGGGAAGTGGATGGGGCAGCTTCTCAAGCTGGGTCCGCACCAGGTCTTTCGTCAGTGCGCTATCTGGGGATGGGTAAAGAAATCAAACGGGTTAAGGCGGTTTAGTATTATTTTCATCGAAGAGCCTAGAAAGAATGGAAAAAGCATGGACGCCGCTACCGCTGGGCTTTACATGCTGGCCGCTGATGGCGAGAAGGGATCTGAGGTATATTCCGGGGCAACATCAGAAAAGCAAGCCCTTGAAGTCTTCCGGCCTGCATGGCAGATGGCAAACAAGAACGCAGCCCTGAGAGAATACTTTCACATCTTGCTTTCCGGAAATCCAAGAAACCCCACAAGCATTTACCGCCTTGACGACATGTCGCGGTTTGAACCACTGATTGGCAAGCCTGGAGACGGTGCAAGTCCACATTGCGCTATCATTGATGAATACCATGAGCATAAAACATCTGACCAATACGACACGATGGATACCGGCATGGGGGCGCGGGAGCAACCCATAATCTTTGTTATCACTACAGCCGGGACGGATACATCTACTCCCTGTTATGAGATGCACTTGAGAGCGATCAAGGTTCTAAACGGAACGATTCAGGATGAGGCTTTTTTTGCAATAATTTACGGCATATCGCCCACGGACGACTGGAAAGATTTCGAAGTCTGGAAAAAGGCAAATCCGAATTATGGCGTATCGGTCATGGAGGATTATCTATATCGGAAATATACCGAGACTATGACCAATGCCGCAAAGCAGAATATCAATCTCTGTAAACATCTTAACCAGTGGACGAACGCCGGTGTTGCCTGGATGAATATGGTCAAGTGGGAAGTATGCAAAGATGAGACTTTGAAGCTTGAAGATTTCACAGGTCAGTCATGTTGGGTGGCGCTCGACCTTGCCTCAAAGATTGATATATGTGCTACGATTCTTTTATTCAGACACCAAAGAGAAATCAACGGCGAGACGGTTGATGGGTACGCAGCCTTTGGGCGGTATTACCTGCCAGAGGAAACAACTCAACTGGCAGGTAATGAACACTATGACAAGTGGGTTAAAGAAGGCAGGATCGTTGAAACACCCGGAGCAATGACAGATTTTTATTATATCGAGAACGACCTGAAAGAGATCCACGAGAAGTATCCTATTGAAGAGCTGGCTTTTGATCCCAGGGAGTCCGGATATCTAATCCAGAACGTCATGCAGTGGTTAGGCGTCGAACAGTGTATTGAAATTGCCCAGGGCCCGGCGCTGATGTCTGAGCCGATGAAAGAAACTGAAGGGCTGATATACGATAACAAGCTATGGTTTGATGGTGATCCGGTGTTGACCTGGATGATTGGGAATGTTGTTCAGAAAAAAGGCAGGAACTCCGGGCCTGTTAAATATTATTACCCAACGAAAGAAAAGACAGAATCAAAAATCGATGGAGCTGTAAGTCTTATAATGGCAATGAGCCGGGCGATGCTGAATAAAGATGAGTTTGCATTTGCCGGAATGTCAAAGGCTGAGATTATTGCGAGCTTGTCAGTTTAAAAATATACTTGACAAACTATTTTTTATCTGTAATCCTTCACGAAAGTATCAATGTATCTTTTAACTTTCTGGCGATCATGTGAGGTGAAAAGGTGTGAAAAGATTATGGAATTTTTTAAAGTCTCTGATTGTTGGCGCTTATAATGCGTTTGATGTCAGAGACTTTTTTATTTTGGGCGGCATGGGGATGCTTGGCTATGGCCTTTATCTTCTCAGGGGGCTGAGCTGGGCTCTTATCATATGCGGACCCTTGCTGATGGCAATCGGATATCTTATGAGGGATAAGTAATGGGCATAGTCTCCCGCATGGCGCGGCCAAAAGCAATGCACTCTCAAGAGCTTGAACGGATGATCATGTCTGTTTTTGGCGGCGGGTCAACCTCTTCAGGGATATCGGTATCGAGCGATTCGGCCATGCGGCAGGCAACTGTGTATTCGTGTGTCAATGTTCTATCCCGTGTTATCGGGATGCTGCCATGTCATTTGATGGAAACTGCCGGCAAAACCCGAACAAAGATGGTCGATGATCCGCTTTATTTTCTTTTGCATGACCAGCCCAACGAATGGATGACGGCTCCTGAATTTTGGGGTATGGCAATGAACCACCTCCCACTTAGAGGGAATTTCTTTGCACTGAAAAACAAAGGCTTGAATCTTACCGGGACGGTTAGGGAATTAATCCCCCTTGCCCCTGGAATAGTTCAAGAGGTTGAGCAGGATGAGAGATTCAGACTGCTTTATAAGCTGAGATATCCCGATGGAACCCAGGTGGACGTTCCCGCATCTGAGATTATGCACCTGCGTGGAATGACCATGAACGGTTATATGGGCGTCAATCCGATTCAATACATCCGGGAATCGATTGCCCTCGGTCTTGCCTCTGAAGATTTCGGGGCGCGGTTCTTCGGGTCTGGTACTCATCCGGGCGGGATTGTAGAAATGCCTGGAAAGCTCGATCCAAAAAATAAAACCGAAGTGAAGGGAGCGCTAAACGAGGCATACACTGGGCTCGGAAAGTCCCATCGCTTGATGTTGCTTGAATATGGCATGAAGTATCAAAAGGTTGGGGTTGATCCGAAAGATTCCCAGTTTATTGAACTTCGGAAGTATCAGAAAGCGGAAATTGTTGACATATTTATGGGTATGCCCCTGACAATTCTTTCATCTCAGGACACCACCCCGACCTATGCCAGTGCGGAACAATTCTCGATCGGATTCGTTATTTATGCCCTGATGCCCTGGATTGTGGCGATTGAGAAAGCAATTTCACGCGACTTGATACCTATGGCAAAGAGAAGGACACAATATGCCAAGTTTTCAGTAAAAGGGCTTCAAAGAGGCAGCTTTAAAGAGCAGATGGATTCTTTTGCCGTTGCCATTGATAAGGAAATTTTTAATCCAAACGAGTGCCGGAATCTGCTTGATATGGACCCATACGAAGGCGGTGACGAATATCGGACACGAACCTCAAGCATGAAGGAGCCAAATAATGCAGTTTAAATACAGAAATCAACGTAACGCAGAAGCGACGGCCAAGTTTTGGAATAAGCCGCTTGATAAGACAGAATGGTATGAAATCAAAGCGCAATCCGGCGATAGTGCCGAGATTCTTATTTATGATTATATAGGTTGGCCGTATAATGACGCAGGAGAGTTTGTGCGGGCACTTGCCGAGATAGATTCAAAAGCAATCACGGTTAGAATCAACTCCCCGGGCGGTGACGTGTTTGACGGTCTGGCAATTTATAACGCCCTGACGTCTCACAAATCAAAAATTATTACCCGTATCGAATCCCTTGCAGCGTCGGCAGCGTCGTTTATTGCTCTGGCAGGCAAGGAAAAGCAAGCATATAAAAATGCAATGATCATGATTCACAATTCCCTCGTGTTTACGGCGGGAAATCAATACGACCTGCGGGAAATTGCAGACATTCTCGAAAAAATCGATGGCAATATGGTTGATATTTACGCACAGAATACCAGCGTTGGAAAACGGGAAGTCCGGGACATGATGAAGGCCGAAACCTGGTTCACAGCAAAAGAGGCCAAAGACAAAGGCTTTATTGATACAATTATCGATGGAAAAGCGGCCAAAGCTGCTTTTGACTTGTCGATGTTTGCCAATACCCCGGATGAGTTTATTGCCAACGCAATTAATGCCGGAAGAGATTTAACACGGAAGGAGACGGAGCGGGCCCTGCGGAATGCGGGCGCGAGCCGTGATTATGCGCGGGCTGTTGCAGCGAAAGGCGCGGCGGTTAGCGATATTGAAATGGTTACAGAAATTTTAAAACTAAAAATGACAATTGGAGGCAAATAAAATGTCAGAAGAAATTAAAAAACTTATTATGGATCTTGGAACTACTTTTGAGCAGTTCAAGATCGAAAATGACGCCAGAGTCAAGGCGATTGAAGCCAAGGGCGTGGTTGATCCTCTGCTAACGGCAAAAATCGAAGCGATTAACAAAGACCTTTCGCAGATTTCAGCCATGAAAACGCAACTGGAAGCCCTTGAAACTGTAGCCGGTCGCCCTGCTTTCGGTGGCGATCGGTCGGCAAGCAAAGAGGCACAGGCCAAGGCGAAAGCATTTAAACATCTGATGCAAAAGGGCGATGTCAACAGCATTAAAGATATGGATATCCAAGCGGCAGCTTCCACCCTTTCTGATCCCGATGGTGGGTTCACTGTCCCGGAGGAAGTGGAAACATCTATTGACCGCGTGGCCCTGACCGTATCAGCCATGCGGAGGCTTTGTTCGCAGATGACCATCGGAACTGATACTTACAAAAAGCTTGTCGGAGTCGGTGGCGCAACGGCCGGTTGGGTAGCTGAAAAGGGCGCACGACCAGAGACAGACACGCCGACCTTGGTAGAAATTGCCATCAATACCAAAGAGCTTTATGCCATGCCTGCCGCTACTCAGGCCCTCCTGGATGATAGCCGGGTTGATATCGGGGCGTGGTTATCCGATGAAGTTTCTATTTCCTTTGCGGAGCAGGAAAACCCAAGTTTTATTACCGGAAATGGAGTTGAAAAGCCAAAGGGGATTGCAGCCTATACCATGGTTGCCAATGCCTCTTATGCATGGGGCAAGGTTGGATTTATTGCCGGGGGCCATGCGACCCTTTTGAACAATATGGATAAACTAATCGATCTTCAACATGCGCTCAAAGCAGTCTACCGCAATGGTGCTGCATGGCTTATGAATGATCTGACCCTTTCGGTGATCAGAAAGTTCAAAGACGGTGAAGGGAATTACCTCTGGAGACCCGGGCTTCTGGAAAATGCGCCGGATACCCTGCTCGGTAAGCCGGTTGAGATTGATGACAATGTAGCCGATATTGGCGCAGGCGCTTTCCCGATCTTCTTTGCCAATTTCAAACGGGCGTATCTGATTATTGATCGCCAGGGCGTTCGGGTGCTGAGAGATCCTTATACCAATAAACCTTACGTCCTGTTTTACACGACAAAAAGGGTTGGCGGCGGGATCGTGATGTATGAGGCATTAAAGGCGCTGAAAATAGCTGCATAACGAATAACCGGGGGCTGAAATATGCTCCCGTTAAAAAATTTAAGGAGATAAAATACAATGAAAGATCTTTACAATCACATTACCCCAGTCCAGGCGATAGCTCCGGTTCTGGTACTTGATGCCACGGTTCCAGCTGCTGTGGAAGTTGATCTGGTTAATTTCAATTCAGCCGTGATCAGTGTGAATTGCGGCGCAAAAGCAGCCGGGGACACCGGTACAATAACCATTGCCCTAACCCATGCAGATGATGACGGAACCGGTGCTTCTGGTGATTATGCCGATGTTGCCGCAAAGGATGTTCAGGGCGCGACTCCTGCAACCGGTGTTGTCTTTACACTGGCCGCCGCCGCTGTTGCCGCCGCTATTTATAAGATCGGCTATATCGGTGGGAAGCGTTTTGTCAAATTGACAACGGCGGAGGCAGGCAGCAATGCAACCGGAACAATTATAGGCGTTACGGTTATCAAAAGCCACGGCCTGGATGTTCCGGCAATTTAACTTTTAACCGTCTCTTAAATGAGTAGGGGGGTGGGGCTTCTCCGGCCTCGTTCCCTGTAACCAACGGAGAATGGAGGAAATGAAAAATGAGTGATTCAAC